TAATACTTCATCAGTTCACCACTTGATTATTTCTTTTTAATATATCAGATACCATCTCTTGCTTTCGCTCATCCATTGATAACTTTTGACCATATAGATGTAATAAAATAATCGCTCCCAGACCACCACTAACAAATCCAAATGCAAACATCACCATTCAACGCTCATAGGTTGGCGATTAACGATTGGATGTCTATACGCTATGTAATATGAACAGGCATCAAGCATATGAGTTAAAGCAATATCACTTTTGTCTATCTTACCATCTCTGCTTCTCTGTACTTGTTCTAAATCTTTTATAAGGTTCACACACCTCGGATCAATGGTCATTCTTACTTTACCATTAGCATCTTTTAATATTCTATTCAAAGCATTTAAGCGATCAATAATTGGTGGATTTGCTTTCCTTGCTATAACTTGAAAGCCATGATCTTTTAATATCTGATGATCTGATCTGTTGCTGGTTGTTGATCTGGCTGATCCAGCACTATCTGGAAAGGTTGGGATATTAGGTGCTATCTTTTTCATGGCTCTAGCCATCTCTTCAGTATTGCTATTTGTTAATCTGATCTCTTTAAAATAATGTATTGTACCATCAGAATACTCACAACCCAATACAGAACTCATATAATCTACATTGAAATCTAATCCCCAGAATAGGTTGTTTGTTAATTGCTTTGATTCTTTAACATGAATACTTCTATCAAAATTATATGCTGCTCTATTACCAGTTGTTTCAAAGGATGCTAGAAATTCTGTTTTAAAAGCTCTTTCATCCATCATGGCTTTAGCTTTCTCTATCTCTTTCTCTGGTACATAGCCACCATCAACTGTTGTATACTGCCAACTCTTCCAATCTGGATCATCACTTTGACCTTTTAAATAAGCATCATATAAATGATCATATCCATTAGGTGTACCAATAAAAAAGGCTGATCCATCTGTTGTTGTTAAGGTAGGATAAATAATCTCATCCCATACATGAGGCTTGATATATGAATACTCTTCCATTACAACCATATCTAACCCAGCACCACGAAGATTATTTTCTTGTTCTGCACCTTTGATAGCAATCTCTGCATCATTAGGTAAGCGTACAAGTAATTCTGATTCATTGATCTGGCAATCATAGTCTCTGAATATCTGTCTCATTAATTTCCAAGTGGTAGCCTTTCCTTGTCTGTATGTTGGTGTTACAATCCATCTACGCTCCCCAGCTTGAATTTCTTTCTGCAAAAGCCACATAAGAGATAGATGAGATTTTCCGAATCTCCGACCAGCAACTAAAACCTTTCTTTTTGCTGGATGCTTTACTATTTCTTTTCGCTTCTGATCTATGTTCCAATTAATCAATCTGCATTATTTGTATAGGTTCATTCTTATGTGTTATTTCTCTAATTTCTTTTGCCTTTCCTTCTGTTCTATCTGCTATAAATTGTACTGCCCAAGGTTTACCCTCTAAAGCATATTGAAATACTTTGTACATGATAACATCTAATTTTGAACGACCATCCAGAGTACCTTCTTCATCTCCAATCTTTTTTAATATGTCTGGTATTGATCTAACCTTTGGAGGTCTACCATTAGGATTACCAGATTGACCTTTCTTCCATCCTTTACCAGTTACACCACCTTCGTTGTTTTTATGTTGTTTATCAACCTTCATTTAAATGGAGCGATAAGGTCTGTACTGCCCAGCCTCTTCATCATTGGAAACAATGTGTGCTACTTTTACACTATTATCGCATATTTTTTTTGGATATGGTTTAGAAAATTTCATTATTTGCTTTTTTATATCTTTTTTTAATACATACAAATACTTTCTTTTACCAAATTTTTTTCTTTTTAACAATGAATTATAATAATCTTTTGAGACTTGACTACTCATCCTATTATGAACCCATTTATTTTTATAAAAAACTTCTGTTCCACTACTTTTTGAACTTCCTACATAAATCCAATTAGTTGCTTGATATATGGTTCCAAAGTGGTTTTGCTTTTTGTCTGCATAAGATATTAATAACTTTACTGATGGATTATTTTTCTTTATTAATTTAATCGAAATTGCCATGGCTTTTGAAGTGCTTTCCTGTTTACCATTTAATGCCATTCTTGTTAGCTCTAAAAATTCACCTTGAACAAGATTATAGGGTTTACCTAAAAAAGCACCTGCACCACCACCAAAAGAAATACAACCACACCATTCATTATTATTATTAAAAACAGAATATGCTATTCTATTAACTGGAACCCTTTTAGAATAGTGAAAGTTTAAACATGAATATTTTAATGCTTTGTGAGATGCTTTTTCTAACCTCATAAATCTCCACCAGATATTGAGTAATAGCTACCCTCATATTTTTCCAGAATTTTATTTATTTCAACAATAGCATTTTCTTGATCTTCAAATGTTTTAAATGTTATTTGAATTTTTGGTGGCTTCTCTTTTTCATCTTCAATTAAATCATTAAATTCTGGCTCAATATGGATACTTAAATCTTCATCTTTAAATCCCCAATCTGTTAGCTCACCTACATCAAAATAATTAGCTAGGGCATCATAGTCCCATTCACCAACATTTTTATTTAGTCTGATGTTTAATTCTTTCTCTGCATCTAAAGTTAAATCAACTTCGACACATGGTATCTCATCGATTCCCATTTCTTTGGCAATCTTAAATCTCTGATGCCCACCTACCAGAATGTTCTTTCTTTCTTTGTTTTTATTTACAATAAGAGGATCAACCAATCCGAATCTAGTAATAGAATCTTTTAATTGGCTGTACTGATCTTTGGTTAATTGGCGAGGATTATATTCTGCCATTATAAGATCATTTGATTTATAGTATTGTATTTCCATAGTTTTAAAAGGTCTGCAGACCATAAATCCTTATTCCTGTCTATCGCCCTATCATAATCATTTTCAACGAGTGAGGAAGGATTAGCACCTCTATAAGTACAAGGATTATCTGCAAAAGGAGGTGTTTATTTCTTATAAATTAAAATATTACTACATTTAGTTATCTGCAAAAAAATGAATATCGATAACTTACACTTGGAAGGGGAAGGGAAGGGGGAGGGAGTATACGGGGAATATACCTACTGGTGTATGCTGTTATAAAATAATGTGCATACTGGTGTATGCTTTTATATAAAAAAAAGCCTCGATTTCTCAAGGCTCTTCTTTAAAACTTATATCTATTAATTTTTATTAAGATATTTTTCTGCTTCTGCTAAAAACTTATTTATCAGAATATTAAGTTTTTTTCTGTAATCTGGTTGTCCATTATTAATCATATCTTTGGCTTTATTCTCATATGATTTTACTATTTCACGAGGCAATCTTTGACCTATGGTACTATATCCTGTTGAAATAATATAATTTATTCCATTGTTTTTTAATTCATAGTAATCACAAGACCAACCATATATTCCACTTGAATATGCAAATGCATTTTTAAAGGTTAATAAATACTGTAACTCACAGTATCCAACACCTATTAAGTTATTAAACGTATTTTCTTTTATTGCTTTTTTAGTTGTTTTTAGTTTCATTATCATCTCCTATAATATATTAATATAATTAATGAGACATTAATTAATAATAAAGTAAAAGCAAAGATAAATCTTTAATGTGAATCAAGATAAAATACATCATTTAACATATCATTATCTATTTCATATAAATCTGTTCTAACTTTAATGGCTGTGCCATCCTTTCTAAATCGTAATGATCCTTTCTCATGAAATACTCTACGATCTTTAAACTCATCCTTTGTTACCCATCCACACATGGTAAGGATAGAATCTTTCTTATTAATTGAACAGAATAGATATATATCAGTATTGTAATTATCTTGTGCTGCAATAAAGTTATTTGTATATCCTTCTTTTACTGGTCCATTTCTTCCCATACACTTTACATCTACTCTTTTATCATTTAGGACCAGATCAACACCACCATCAAATCCACCACCACCTACTACTAAAGGTTTATTATAATAATTTAAGACAACATTTTGACCTAGTATCCCAGTATACTGTTCTTCCTTGTTCCCATCTGCATAGCCTCGATTACCGAAGTTATTTCTAATAATAGTATTATAGCTTTCTAGCTTTAACCATTTAGGAATAGGAATATCTATCATTTCTTATTCTTTCTATGTATGATTTTTAATATAGCTGTAGCAGTATATATCATGCCATCCAGTATCTCTTCCAGAGCTTCTATTTCCCAGATTCTACCATCGAAAGGATCAAGCTCTTCATTGTATTCCCTCTTACCTTTCTCAAGCCTTTCCTCTAGTAACTTTATTATCTCTTTATTCATATTTCAAAATCCATATCCATTAACTTATCCATCGCTCTATCATAATACGAATGGCAAGAGCTTGTACTTATATTGTGATGATCTGCTATAGTAGCTAAATCATTAATACCTAGATCATAAAAAGCATCTATAATATCATTTTCCCGACCACTAAACTTCCTTACCGATCTTCTACCAATTATAAATGCTTTGATTTTAATGGCGTTTACCTTTTCTCTTTCTCTTCTTCTCTCATATTCGCTTTCTGATTTTCCACACATTTCGCAAGGTTTGGTATGTGATTCCATTCTTACCTCATTTTTGTATTTGATTAATAAACTCTGTTACGATTAAAAACATAACTGCTAAAGCTAGTGTCCAGAAAAATACACCTAGACCTAAAACTAATACATTTGCTATCCATTCTGCTATATTAAACATAATCATACTACGCTCCCTATTTTATTAAAATAATTTTATTTGAGTTTGAGGTCTATAACTAGCATTATAATTTTTATTTTTTCCTTTTGGGTATTTTAATTCAGAAAATAAAGCATTATTTTTAAAAATTTTAATTTGCTTTTTGCTTCCTATAAATTTTATATATCTATATTTTGCCTCTCTCCTAACTTGATACAGATCATCTCCGTATTTTTGTTTTAATTTTTTTATTCTATCTTTTTCAAAAGAAAATTCATCCATTAGAGTCCTGCTGTGAATATGCTCCCTTCCTTTTAACTTCCAATCCATTTGAGTATGCGATTCTCCAGTATATATAAAATTAGTAGATTGATATACATAACCATTATGCCCTACAGATTTATCTGCATAACTAACAATGATCATAGGTTTTGGCAATAGCTTAAAAATTCTACCTAAAAAAAAACTATTTGAGTTTTTATTTAAATTATCATTTGTACATAGTCTATTTAACTCATATACATAATGCATAAAACTTTCACCACAAATAGATTTTTTCATTTGCAAAGGAATTGCATTTCCAAATGTACAGATACCCACTAATTCATTTTGTCTATATAAACCAAAACAATATGTAAAAGATGTTTTTCTTTTCAAATAATGCTTATACAATAACCAATCATAAGCCTCATGGTTTGTAATAGATTCAACATGATATTTATCTCTTATATTCAAATTTATGCCTCACCTAACCTAATCGCCAAACCAGAGATAGTTTCATTTGCCAAGAACCTTTTATCCTTATATATCTACTGGTAAGATCATTGATATATTCAGATTTCAAGCTACCTAGCTCTATATGTGAGGCATTACTTTGGTACACTTCTAATCTCTGTTTGCTTTGAATTGGCTTTCTTCTTACTTCTCATAACTGCCTTACAATTCATGCATCTGTGTACTCTAAATTTATTTGCTGCTGTATAATAATAATATTTTGTTTCTTCTAAATGATCCGATCCACAATTAGGACAAACTGTTTCATTCATCATTACACCTAGATTCGGATGATTTTTTATATATGGCATTAGCTTCAAATATACTTGCTCTAATCCTATTACATCATGTTCATTGTAGTCTAACATTCTAGCCAATGCTTTTTCCTTACCAGCTACACAATCTCTCCAAAGTTGAAAATCAGTTGATAGTTTATTCTGTAAATCAAAATACTTTGTTAAAAAATCCTGTTTATACGATACAAAAGCAAATTCTTTTCTGGCTACCTTCAATGTATCTACTGATTTATAAGGTGAAGGAGGCATCATTTCATTTACTATAAATCTGGCTTTTAACTTCCGATCATCAAACCTATCAACATTATGCCCTATGATAACATCAGCCTCATCCAGAAGTTTCCATATTTCGCCCAAAATACGCTTATCATCACGATTTTTTGCTTCTTCCGATGTTACTACTGCCGAAAGTATTTTATCCTCATAAAGCCATTTTGCAGACCAGCTCAAAACAAACCAATCTTTGATCACATTTGTATGTGGAATAAATTGTTTATACAATCCCCAGACAAATACTTCCATTGGAGCAGTTTCAATATCAAATAATAATATCCGAGGTAAATCTCTAGTATTTATAAGCTCTTCTGATAATAGTATTGAGAATTGTTTATTACAAGTAAAGCAAGTATATCTCTGTGATGTTTTATATTTACTATACCTATAGCCTTTCTTTTGTATATGCCCAGAACCACAATGTTTACATTCCATTTAAAGCCTCTTTTTCACAAGTTAAGCATTCCTTCCTGGTTCTTCCATAACTAACAAAATCAGAATAATGATTAATTTTATTTCTACTTCTACCACTACTACCTTTTACAAATTTATGTTCCCAACATCGTTTGCAAGTATTACAATAGGATATATAATCATCTGCTCTTCTTGCATCACCTTTCCAGTTACTAACTCTTCTAGTTTTCATGCCATTATCCTATCTATTATCTGTTTATCTATCTTTGAAGTATTATCTATCTCTGGTTTATCAACTAGCCAATCAGTTCCACAACAGGAATCACTTTTAATTTGGTAATCATTCGGATATGCTTTTGTACCACACTTTGCACAATAAGCAACATATAATCCAGTTTTAGTTTTTCTATAAGTTTTAAATTTAGCTTTTACTTCTGGCTGCTCAACTACATCATTCCATCTTTCTTGATTCAACCAAGTAGAAGGATGTGGTATATATTCCAGATCAGTATTCTTCCATCCAGTTACATGATCTTTCAAGCTAGTAATTAATTCCTCATGTTTTACTTTCTTCAATGCTATCTTATATTTTTTACTACAAACTGATTTACCAATCTTTCTTGGATATAACTTCCAGAACTCATTAAAATGATCATTATATATATTCTTTATTTCTTTACTTCTTATAGTAGTACCCGTCGGTGTGTCTGTCGGTGTGTCTATGTGTGTGTCTGTTGGTGTGCTTTTTGATGTCTGAAAAGCTTCGTAATTCCTTATTTTTATTAGGGTAAAGCCTGTGTCTGTTGATGTGTCTATCATCGAATCGTTTTCGAGAAGTTTTAAAAACCTTCTAACTTTACCAATCGACCAACTCCAGCGATCTGATAAACTTCTTAATGATGTAGGAAATTCACCTCTTTTTATGGTTACCAGTTCCATATTATATAACTTGGTAACATCTGCAAAGTTTGCTTCCATTAGCATATCAATCCATGCTCTTAAATATTCTGGTTTATCCCAGAGCCAATGATTCTTTATCTTTTTATTTAGTTTGATCCAGCCTGTGTTCTTCATCTTCTAGCATTAGTTTTAATTCGTTTAAAAAATGTTTATTAATATAATCTCTTTTCTTTCCTGTTGTATTAGCTCTTTTAGTTAAATCCTCAAATTTAGCTTTACCTAGCCTCTTTAATTGAAACTCCATATGTTCAATAGGATGTGATCCTACATATCTATGGCATCCATAGCATAAAGCTGTGCCATTATCTGGATCAAATCTGGTTGTCCATTTACCTCTGCCATGAAAATGGCTACAATGTAAACCCATCCGAGAGGATGAACTTGTTGGATCATAGCTTTTGCTACATCTTTGACAAGTCCATCCATCTCTAGTTCTAATATAATTAGAAAATACCTTATCCTGTGGCCATCTTTTTATTGCCATTAGAAAGGTAAATCATCCTCTTTTACTACACTATGATCTAATACCATCTTCAAAGCACCTAGATTATGTTGTACGATTCCAACTTGATCTGGTGTTAGCTTACCATCGACATCACCAAGAAGATCAACAGCTAACTTTAGACATACTTGCCTATGTATATCTTCTTTCTTATCTTCATTGATCTTGTCCCAATCTGGTTTTGATCCACCAGATGATGCAGCACTAGGTGCAACATCAGAGGATACAACATATTTAGACTTACCACCACCTATATCATTGTGGCTGATCGTTACCACATCATTCTTCTTATAAGCACTTAACTGCTTATGACATCCCTCTGTTGCAAAGAACCCAAGCTCATCAGCCTCTACTTCTAGCTTGTATAAGTACCAAGCTCCATTGGAATTTGTGCCTGTTAATGGCTCATCAAATAGGATTCTGCCAGTTTTACTTTGTCCTACATTAATTGTAAGATTTTTATTTTCACTCATTTAAAACGCTCCTTTTATTAATTGCAAAAAAACATTTAAAACTAATGCTGTAACTAAATATGGTACAGCCTTCTCTATATAACTATAAATAGTCATAATATATAACTCGAACTTATCGTACATTATACGCTCCTTTTTTATAATCTTCAATAAATACTTCTGTAAATACATTGTTGTTATAAATATCCTCAACATGAACAATTTGAGGGAGGCGATTTTTGAGTTTGCGAAGTTCATATTTTACATCATCAGCAAGTTCTTCTAAAGTATCTCCTATTGCAGAAGTGAAGAACATTCCTAACTCTCCCTCATATTGTATTTCACAATGATACCTCTTATCGTGAGGCACATATAGAGCATCATTTTTAATCACAGGCATTTGGTTGTACCGATTCTGTTACTATATGCTCTTTCTTTAAATCTGATAAATCAGCTTGTATTTCTTGTGCAAACCTTTTTTTCTGTTCATCTGCACATACTCTAGTGTAAACCTGTAAAGCCTCTAGGATTTGCTGATATTCTTCTTTATCTATTGTTAATTGTATCATTTGTTGTTTTTATTTCCTTATCTAATTCTTTACTCCATAAATCCATACATGGTTCACATATATATAATATATCATTTTGGCAATGGCTGCATACTTTTTTTGTATGTAATTCTGCATCTCTTTTAATTAATCTAGCTTCTTCATTTTCTACCAGACCACATAATTTAGAAAAATTACTTATACTTGGTTTTTCACAAGTATCAATCAATTTGTATTTAATTTTTCTTAACTGAAACAGCTCTTCGGATTCCCAATCAAATCTTTTCATTATATCATCTCCATATATAATACCACCCCGAAGGAGATGATAACCGAGGCTAGAACGCCTGTAGGTGTAATCGGGGCGGTATTAAAATTATTGTATATTAAGGTTATCATCTATAAGAGTATAATCAATAAATGATAATAAACAAAGAAAAAAAGCCTCTAAATAAATAAAGGCTTTAGGGTTAGACAGGAATTAAGAAAGTTGTTCTCTTAAAATTAGTGATGCAGAGTATCTTTGGAAGGCTACTTCTTGAAATTGTATAGGTGCATCTAATCGTACATAGTGAAAATCTCCAGTAGTACCATCTTCACTATATATAAATTTTTTATAATTCTGGACATGGCTTTCAAATGTTTGAAGATTGTTTTTAAACGTTTCTGATATATTACCAAAGTTCATAGATATAGTGGATTTAGGATCATGTCTTTTTACTGCATATTCTACACCACCGATACTTGTATTAATATCTGTTCCAAATATCTCTTGTTCAGCTATACCTATATCTGGATTTACTTCAAAGGCTAGTTTTTTTCCTAATATAGCCTCTGTAATTCCTACAAGTCCACCAGATGATGCAGCAATTATTCTCCAGTATCTTTCACTATCTTCTGTAAATTCAGTAATAAGCCAATTATTAGCTGGTAGCTGGGCAGTAATTGCAGCCGATCTAGCTCCAGATTCTCCTGTAGCTGCTGAATCAACCTCTAAAACAACATTATCATCCTCAACAGCATTTGAATATAAAGCTAAAAAATCAGCAGCCTTTGCACTACCTAGATCAAATTGTATAGCATCGTTTTGTCCCCAAGATGTTATGGCAGTTGATAGGCTCTGATCTGCAATTCTTTCTTCATTTGTTATACTGGATGCATCACTAAACTCATACAAATTATCAGTATCTGAATCAGTAACTGTACCATCATTAATTGTTGATTCTAACAATCCCACAGAATCATAATAAAAAGTTTTAGCCATTTATACCTCCCTAAATTCGCATTGTAATTTTCCAAATTGCCTTGATACACTTGTAACAATAAAATCTTTACCAGACCAAGATTCACCAAAGGGATCAACTGGCATAGTTCCAAACTCTACAAAATCACCCACATCAATACCATATAAAGAAGGTGATACAACTGTTGCAGATACTAATATCTTTTGATCTCCTACTATACCATTATAATATGTGTACCAATCATCATTAACATTTGAAGAAGGTGATGTAGCTGGTGCAGATACCAAAGCATTTAATCGTACTGTTTTACTATTCTCATTTGTACCTATTAAAAGATTTGTTTCAGCAGTTGAATTGTTGCCTGTTACTTTACTCACATATCCATTAATGGCTGGATGTTTTTCATACTCTATATCTATAGTAGTTTTTATATCATTCATAGATGTTAAAGATAAATTTATATTTTCTAAATCATCTGTATTTATGGTATGGTCTGTACTAATTGAATCAGGTATAAATATGTACTCTCCTTGATTCTGACCATTAAAACGAAATATAAATCCTCCATTAAATTGTAGCTCCTCTAGTACATCTTTTAAGTTTTTAGGCTCATT